TATTGGTGCTACTCAGGGTATCTTTACTACAAGTGCAAACATTCCGCTCATCAACAGCGGTACTTCAAACATTACACTCGCATCAGGTGCTAACGTATCAACGTATATCGGTGGTAACTCAACTGCACAGTTTGTTGTTGCAAGCACGGGTGTTAACGTAGCAGGTTATGCAAACATTCTTGGTAATGCTAACGTTGGTAATATCGGCGGCGGCACTGCTATCTTTACAACCGGTAACATCACAACTATCAACAGTGGATTGATGCAGAACGGTACTTCAAACGTAACTATCACATCCGGTGGTAACGTTTCTACGTTTATCGGTGGTAACGCAACTGCACAGCTAGTAGTAACTGCTACTGGTGCAAACATTCCGGGTACTGCTAACATAGTTGGTAACGCGAACGTTGGTAACTTGGGAGCAGCAGCAGGTGTATTCACTGCAAACATCACAGCCGGTAACGTGTATGCTAACTCAGGTACTATCGGTGCTGCAAATCTCACCGGTACTCTCACTACTGCGTCACAACCAAACGTAACTTCTCTTGGTACACTAACTAGTTTGACCGTTAACGGAAACACTAGTGCAAACTACTCGTTGTTGAATAACGGTATTGTTTCTAACCGTTCAAATATCGCTGTAACAAGCACAGCAACAGTAATTGATCAGTTCGCTCCGGCAACATTCAGAGTCGCTAAGTATATCATTATGGCGAACGCTACTGGGGCAAACACAGGTTATCAAGCTGCTGAAGTCTTATTGGTGCAAGATGGAGTAAACGCATTCATTACAATATACGGTGATGTTCTCTCAAATACATCACCAAACGCTGACGTTATTGATATTACTGCAAATATCAACGGTGTATCAGGTAACGTCACATTGTATGCAGCAGCAAATACTACTTTTGGTGCAACTGCTAACGTTAACGTGGTTCCGTTGTATATCAAGCCGTAATTGAAACATAAAAGGGGCAAGTATTTTCGTTTATACTTGCCCCTATATTAAATAAACGAAACAGGGATATATGGAACTGTGACGACTAAGAACTTTACCGTTAAAAACGGCATCACCACCGGTAATATTACTTTAGATGCTGCTACCAGCAACGCCACAGTCGGTAACTTAATCGGCCCACACGCAAACGGCAATAGTAACGTCAATATTCCAGCAGTAAACGGCAACATTCAGTTTAGCGTTGCAGGCGTATCCAACGTAATCACAGTCACAAGTAACAATTTATATCGCGGCTCATATGATATAACGGGTATGGTATACCAGGCTAGCACTGCACCTGGTAGTCCTCAGCCTGGAGATCAGTGGTACAATACGACTAATGGTATTCTATTTGAATATCTAAACGACGGTACTAATTCACAATGGGTAGATATGAGTAGCCTACCCTATCCTAGCATAATCGTTGCTAACGCGAATGCGGTACTCAATAACGTACAAACAACCGGCACATATTATCCGACGTTCATTTCTTCAACTGCAAATGGATATTATGGTATTAATTCAAACACTGCTTTCAGTGCTAACTTAGCTAACGGTGCATTAGTTGCTACAACATTCGTTGGCGCTCTTTCCGGTACTGCAACTAGTGCTACATCTGCTACTAACGCAGCAGCAGTACTCACAAGCTCTTCATCCGCTACAATTGCTTACCCAACGTTTATTATATCAACCTTAAACGCAAATACACAGCACTATTATAATACTAGCATTAGTGCCAACTTAAGCAATTCATCTATCACCGCTACTACGTTTACAGGCTCACTTGCAAACGGAAACTCAAACGTCAACATTCCTGCTGCTAGCGGAAACATCAACTTAACAGCAGTAGGCAATACGACTCTCGTTATCACTGGCACTGGTGCAAATATCACTGGTACATTGGGTGTTAGCAGCACGGTAACTGCCCCGGCATTCACTGCAAATACAGGTGTGTTTACTGGTAACGGTAATGGATTAAGCTCACTTGTCGGCGCTAACGTAACAGGCTGGGTACCTAATGCCAACGTTGCAAACTACACTGTAACTACATCAACATCAACTGGTACATATTATCTTGGATTGATGAGTGCTACTAGCGGCAATATCGCTATTGCTGCAAATACGAACATCAACGTAGCTGCTGCAACTGGAACATTAAATGCCACATTGCTAGGTGGTACACTAACAACCGCAGCACAACCAAACATCACGAGTGTCGGAACGCTAACTTCATTGTCAGTAAGTGGTAACATTTCTGGTGCGAACGTTGTAGCTACACAAAACATGCTGTTCAGTGTTGCAACTGGTATCTCTGCTGCTGGTTCTACTCAAGGTACTGCAACTGCAATCAGTAAAGACTTTAACGTTGTAAGCACAGTTCTTACTGGAAACGGCGTAACACTACCAACGGCTATTGCAGGATATAGAATCACTGTTATCAACACGAGTGCAAACGCATTGAATGTGTATCCGCTTGGTAACGGAATCATTAATACTCAAGCTGCAAATGCTGCTTATTCACACCCGGCGGGAGCTAGACTTGACTATATTTGTACAGCAGCAGCAACTGCTCCGGGAGGACAGTGGTGGACACTAAATGCTACATACGGATAATTTTGATACTAAATAGTAAGATAATATAGGACAAACACTTTAATGGCACTATTCCCAGCTAGCCCAGTAAACGGTCAACAGGTAACTGTTAATGGTATTCTATATACCTATAGCAGCAGCCAGACTGCGTGGGTCAGAACTTCAGCAGGGGCCGGTGGAGACTTCAACGTTTCCGGCAATATCACTGCAACTGGAAATATCACCGGCACATACTTTATTGGTAATGGTTCACAATTAACAGGCGTTACTGCTTCTTTCCCATTAGCCAGCGGCAACTCAAACATCAACGCAGTTGCTAACAGTAATATCTTCTTTAGCGTCGGTGGTACTGCAAATGTTCTCGTTGTAACCGGTACCGGAGTTAACGTTGCAGGCACATTAAACACCGGTACCGGTAACGCAAACGTAGGTAATATTGGTGCAACTCGAGGTGTCTTCACCAACGTAGCAGGTGAAGGAGGCAACCTCAGTAATATTCAAGGGGGCAACGTAAGTGGAGCAGTAACAAGTGCAACTTCAGCTACTAACGCAGCAGCAATTCAAACAAACGCATCAACTGCTACTACAGTTTATCCAACGTTTGTCACTGCATCAACTAACGCTAACTACGCCTTAAACACTGTATCAGGCATCACTGCTAACTTAGCAAACAATGCGATCACTGCAACAACATTTGTTGGTACTCTTTCCGGTGCAGCAACTAGTGCAACTAATGCTACGGCTGTTCAGACTAACACATCAACTAGCTCTACTGTTTATCTTGCAGGGGTGACCTCATCAGCAAACGGCAATAGTGCGCTTAACATCGTAACTGGCATCACTGCTAACTTTGCATCAAACACTATTGTTGCTACTACATTTACAGGTTCACTTGCAAGTGGTAACTCAAGCGTCAACATTCCGACGGCTAACGGCAACATCAATCTAACCGCAGTAGGTAACACCACATTAGTTATTACAGGGACTGGTGCAAATATCACGGGTACGTTGAATACTGGTACTGGTAACATCACTGGTGGTAATATCATCGGCATCATTGCTGCTGGCGCCAATAATATTACTACGACGGGCAATGCTAACGTAGGTAATTTAAGTACTACTGGTGTAGTAAGTGCTACTGGATCTATTAGTTCAGATGCTAACATAGTTGCAGGAACAAATACAAAAGCATTGCCTGCATTGTTTTACACTAATACTGCTAATACTCAGTACGGCGCATTACTGATGCAAAAAAATGGGACTGAGCGCTGGTTAATTGGTTCCGACAATACAAGTGCAAATGGTAACGTTGTTATACGTTTTAACGCTACTACCAATTATGTTACTGTAACCGAAGCAGGTGTAGTGTTAATAACAGGTAATGCTAACGTAGGTAATTTAGGCACTGCACAAGTACTTGCTACGGCAAACGTAACTGCTCCACAATTAATCTCAAATGTCGCAACTGGTACTGCTCCGTTCGTAGTGACAAGTACTACTCAGGTAGCAAACTTGAGTGTTGCTACTGCTGGATCAGCAACTACAGCAACTACAGCAGCAAATGCTACAAACGTATCAACTACATTAACGACAACCGGTACTGCATATATACCATTCATATCTGCAACCGCAACAAGCAACTACCCTCTCCAATCAAATACTAACTTCAGTGCTAACCTAGCAAACGGATACATCACAGCGACTGGTTTTGTCGGTAATGCTAACGCAATGACTTCTATACCGGCTGCTAACGTAACTGGTTCATTGCCAACTTCTGTAACAAACAATATTTCAAATCTTGGTACGGTAAGTGTTGGTTCTATTGCTGGTTCGTTGATTACAGGTAACGTTGCTAATGCTACAGTAGCTAACGTAGCAAACTTTGTAGCTGCTACTACGCAAACTACCGGTACTTATTATTTTGCATTAGCCAACACTAATACAACGACCAATGTATCTATAAACTCAAACACCAATATTAACGTATCTCTCGCAACAGGTACACTAAGTGCAACTTTATTCTCAGGTAACGGATCTTCACTTACTGCTCTAGCCGGTGGCAATGTTACCGGTTGGGTACCCAATGCTAACGTAGCAAACTATGCAGTAACTGCTGCTACAAGCACAGGAACATATTATCTCGGATTAATGAGTGCGACTAGTGGTAACATCGCCGTTGCAGCAAACACGAACATCAACGTAGCAGTTGCAACCGGTGCACTTAATGCCACACTGCTAGGCGGTACATTAACAACTGCTTCTCAGCCAAACGTTACATCGGTTAGCACATCATTCACTAACTTAACATTTGCTAACGCCCAAACGATTAGCGGTAACAATCTCACATTAACTACTGGTTCTACGTCAAACGTCGGAACACTGACAGGTAACTGGACTATCTCAAGCGGTAGCTTGTTGCGCTCAAGTGACGGTAATGCTAGTAACGTTCTTTATGGAAACGGAGTTTTTGCTGCACCTGCTGGAGGAACCGGAGCTTCTATAGCGAACGGCAACTCAAACGTAAATATCCCTGCTGCTAACGGAAACATAACTTTTAGTGCAACAGGTGTATCAAACGTTGTAGTGATTAGTAATACCGGCATGACTGTGACTACGGGTACAGGTGGTAATATTACCGGTGCTAATTTAATATCAGCAAACTTTTTCAATGGTACTCTTGCTAACGGCAACTCAAACGTCAATATCCCTGCTGCTAACGGCAACATCAACTTAACGGCAGTTGGTAATACAACATTAGTAGTGACAGGTACCGGTGTAAACGTAGCCGGTACACTAAACACAGGTTCAGGTAATGCTAACGTTGGCAACTTAAACGCAACTAGCATTGTTTATGCAAATAACAATATGGTTATTGGTTCAAATCAAGCTGAAGGTGGACAACTAGTATTAGGCTACGTCGGCATCAACGGCATTACTGGTCAGGCAAACTCTACTTGGAATATGGACGTTGATGGAAGCAACAACTTCCGTCTCTTTACTCAAAACGCGACCGGTGTAGTGAGCGGTGTAACAATGACTGCTTATTCTGCCAACACCAACGTATTATTTGCCGGTAATGTTTCTGCACAGTACTTTGTTGGTAATGGTTCACAGCTTACGGGTATTACTGCAACAGCTACATCAATATCGAATGGTACATCAAACGTCAATATTCCTGCTAGTGGCGGCAATGTCAACACTTCAGTTGGTGGTACTGCTAACGTACTTGTTATAACCGGTACCGGTGTAAACATAGCCGGCACATTAAACACAGGCTCGGGTGCAATCACTACTACAGGTAACATCACTGGTGGTAACTTAATTGGCCCACATGCAAACGGTAACTCAAACGTTAATATTCCAACGGCAAACGGAAACGTAACAGTTAGTGTCGGCGGTACTGCAAACGTTATGGTGCTGTCAACTAGCAACGTAACTTTCAATACAGGTACTGGTGGCAACGTGTCAGGTGCAAACTTAGTAAGCGGTACGTTTTTACAGGGATTTGTGCAAACTACTGCTGGCAGCACAACAAACGCTCCAATTAAGATGACATCCGGTACTAACTTATCATCTGCTACAGCAGGTACATTTGAATATGACGGTACTGCTATGTATAACACTGATAACACAACATCTGGTCGCGGGGTCACGCAACCCACACAGATGTATCGTTATACTGCTGCCGGTTCTGCTTTAGGTCCAACAATTGCAAACTATTTCCCAACTAACTCATCACTGAACTTAGAAGCAAGCTCATATTATGACATTGAATGCAGTGCATATTTCTTAAAGACTACTGCTGGTACTGTGACTTGGACTTGGTTGAATTCATCTGCACCATCAATGCTAAAGAGTTATTATGTTGGTACTATTGCAACAGGTTTTACGACTACTATAGTGACTGGTACACCTGTTACTGGCTATGCTGTTGCACAGAACGTTGCAGCAGTTGCTCATGCTGCAACTGGTTCATTGACTACCGCAGTTTATCATCATTATTACTTCAAAGTTCATGTAGTGACAAACGCAGCAACGAACATTCGTTTGCAGGTAACCAACAGCGCAGGCAACGTTACACCACAGGCAGGTAGTTATTATTGGGTTAGAAAGCTCCCAACTAATGCTGGTATCTTCGCTGCGTAATAGGATATTATTATGCCATTAAAAACTATTGCATATACGACTATTCAGTATAGCACCATCACTGTACCCACAGACTGTGATGTTACTCAACCTATTACTGTCATTTGCATTGGTGGCGGAGGCGGAGGTGCTAGTGCCGCGGCGGGCGGAACAGGCGGCGGCGGCGGCGGCGGCGGCGCTTACGCATCATCAAGTATTACAGTAACTAAAAATCAGACATTGTATTTACTTGTAGGTTTCGGCGGTACAGCAGCTTCTTCTGGCACAACCACCGGAGGATCAGGAACAGTCACTTGGTTAAATACATCCAATGTTGCACCTACGCTTAGTACTACAGGTGCATTAGCGCAACCCGGTTCTGGTGGTACAAATAGTACCGGCGGTGCAGGTGGGTTAGCAAGCACTAGTATAGGTACAACAAAATTTAATGGCGGTACAGGTGGATCGGGTGGATCAGGCAATGCTAATAGTGGCGGCGGAGGCGGAGGATCTGCCGGTGGCCCATATAGCGACGGGACTACCGGTAGCGGCGGTGGCAATCTCGGCGCCGCCGGCGGCGGTGGCGGAGGTGGAACAGGCGGCGCGTCTCCGCAGGTTTTTGCAGCTCCTACTGCTGCTGGCAACGGCTCACCGGGCGGTCTAACTTATTCAGGAGCCGCCGGCGGTGCCGGCGGTGCCGGCGCAGGACTAGCCGGACCCGGGGGATCAGGAACATCTGGCGGCGGAGGCGGTGGAGGCGCAGGAGATACGATATCTTTAGGTGTAGCCGGCGCGGGCGGTGCCGGCGGTGCTGGAACAGAAACAAGTTATGTTCAGCTTAACGGTTCTGCTTCAGCTGGAACTATAGGTGCCGGCGGTGGCGGAGGCGGCAGCGGAGGACAAAATAGTGGTTCCGGTGGACTCGGCGGCGACGGAGGAGCGTATGGCGGTGGCGGCGGCGGAGGCGGCGGTGGCGCAAGTGCCTCCGGCGCCGGAGGCAACGGAAGAACCGGCGCAATAATTATAATCTATTCTACGTTGTCTTCTGTAACTTTTGATAATGCTAAGGTAGATAATGTTAAAATCACTTAGTTTGTTTATCATAAGTAAGATTATAATTAATGCATTTTTTTTTTGATTGGTAAATAGAAATGGCATTACAATTTGACGGTATAACCATAACAGGTGGAATAACATTAACCGGAACTGCTTTTCCGATTGTTAATACATACACGACTGGTAGCGGTACTAATACTATTCCAACCAATGCGTCTCAGTTAGTTATTACTGCATGGGGCGGTGGTGGTCAAGGTGGTACTGGACGCGGAGCAACTGCTGGTTCATTCAACGGTGGTGGAGGTGGCTCAGGAGCATATGTGACCAAAACGTTTACCCTTACATCAACTGATTGGGGTAAAACAATCACCTATACTGTCGGAACTGGTGGAAATTCTGGAACTTTAGGAAATGGCGCAGCTGGAACTGCATCTACAGTAACCAACGGCACATATGGAACGGCAATCAGCATGAGTGCAGGTGGAGGCGGTGGTGGTGGTGACAGTGCCACTACTGCAACACAAGGTACAGGAGGCACAGCGTCCGGTGGTACAACTAATACGACAGGTAATGGTAGCGGTGGTGTAACTCAGCTTGGGCGCGGATCTCCTAATGGTGGGGCAGACAGTAACTTTTTAGGTACTACTCCTGGCGGCGGCGGCGGTGGAGGAATAGGAATTTCTATTCCATCTACTGATGTAATCGGCTATGCAGGTGCTGCTGGTCAAGTCAGCTTCACTTACACATAATTGAATAGCTCTGTAAAATTAACTAAGTAGTAGTGTGAATATATTTTTACTAGACTTTTATGCTAGACTTAGAGCTTGGCATAACCTTAAAGAATCACTACGAGACGCTGATCTTCAAACGATATGTATTGAAGTTGATAAATTTTGGCAACAATGCCCAATGAGTAACCACTATCTGCATCCGGCAGATATAGAAGATTGGCCTAATCCATGGAACCTGTTGAACGACAATGACTACTGTGAATATGCTCGTGCTTTGGGTATGATATATACGCTAATGCTATTGGGCGTAAAAGACATTGACTTTGTGGATGCAATAGACGATAATGCAAATGAGGTTGTATTAGTCCTGGTTGACAGCGCAAAATATGTAATGAATTGGTGCCCGGATTCGGTAGTAAATACTGATCTAACACAATTCAAAATCGTAAAGCGTCTAGGCACAGACTCATTAGTAAAGAAATTAGGCAGATCATGACTATCAATGTGACAAAAAGATCAGGAATAAAAGAACCACTTGCAATTGAAAAGTGGCAAGGACAAGTAACTAAGATTTGCAGCGGAATCGCAGATGTCAGTCAATCAATGATTGAAATCAAAGCAAGCCCGCACTTCTACAGCGGTATCACTACTAGAGAGATTGATGAAATCACTCTTAGAGCTATCGTGGACCTAATTGACGTTGAGTCAAACCCTGACGTTGGTCACACTAACTATCAATACGTTGCAGGTAAGCAACGTCTATCTATGCTTCGTAAGGATGTGTACGGAGCTTATCAACCGCCGCATTTATATGAGATAGTAAAGAAGAATGTTGAGGTGGGCCTTTACACTCCAGAACTTTTAGAATGGTATTCCGAAGATGATTGGAACAAGATGAACGATTTCATTGACCATTCTAAAGATGAGGAGTACTCATATGCCGCCATTGAACAGCTAATAGAGAAGTATCTTGTCAGAAACAGAGCATCTAAAGAAATCTATGAGACCCCTCAGGTTCGTTATATGGTTGCTGCGGCAACTGTCTTCCATAAAGAAGAACCTAATTCAGCTAGGCTACGATATATCAAAGAGTACTATACGGCTGCATCGGACGGCTTGTTTACTCTTGCTACACCTGTGTTGGCTGGCCTTGGCACTCCAACTAAACAGTTCAGCAGTTGCGTACTTATCCGCAGTGATGACGATCTGGATAGCATATTTGCTAGCGGAGAGATGATGGCAAAGTATGCCAGTAAGAGAGCTGGCATCGGCCTTGAAATAGGTAGACTTCGCCCTCTCGGTTCCCCTATTCGGGGCGGCGAGATTATGCACACTGGAATGATTCCCTTTCTAAAGAAGTGGTTCGGTGACTTGCGTTCATGCTCACAAGGCGGAATTCGCAATGCAAGTGCTACCGTATTTTATCCTATCTGGCACCATCAGTTTGATGACTTGATCGTTCTCAAGAACAATCAAGGAACTGAGGAAACTCGTGTTCGTCATATGGATTACGGGGTAGTTCTGTCTGCATTGTTCTGGCGTCGTTTCAAGAATAAAGAAAACATAACTTTCTTTGATCCTAACGAAGTACCTGATCTTTATGAGGCATTCTACTCTAACATCACAAAGTTTGAAGAACTCTATGTGAAGTATGAGAAGCACAAGGATCTTCGCAAAAAGACAATGGCTGCTGAGGATGTGTTCAAGGGCGGCATTCTCAAAGAACGCACAGATACAGGTCGTATCTATCTTGTTTTCATTGATAACGTGATGAGTCAGGGTCCGTTTGATCCTGAGTATCACACGATCTATCAGAGCAACTTGTGCTGTGAGATTTTGCTCCCCACAAAACCTTTCCGCCGTTTAGATGATGAAAATGGTCGCATTGCACTTTGTACCCTCGGGAGTATGAATTGGGGTGCATTTAGAAATCCAGAAGATATGCGTAGGGCATGTCGCATTCTGCTTCGCAGTTTGAACAACATCCTAGACTATCAGGACTTCTTGTCTATTCAGTCTAAGCTATCAAACGATGAGATTCGTCCTATCGGTATCGGTGTTACTAATCTTGCATACTGGCATGCAAAGCGCGGTTACAGATACGGCGAAGCAGATGCACTGCAAGATGTTAAGACTTGGTCAGAGCATCAGTCATACTATCTGATGGAAGCAAATGTTGAGCTTGCTAAGGAGCGAGGCTCATGCTTGCACTCAGATAAAACTCGTTATGGACAAGGCGTTTTTCCTTGGGAACTCAGAGCAAAGGGAGTCAACGAACTCGCAAACTTTGCACCTGAACTTGATTGGGAAACTCTCAGAGAAGAAATGAAGACTCACGGTGTGCGTAATGCAACTGTAATGGCTGTTGCACCAGTTGAATCGTCATCTGTTGTCATCAACTCTACGAACGGCATTGAAATGCCAATGTCACTGATTTCTGTTAAAGAGTCAAAGGCAGGTTCGTTCACACAGGTTGTACCTGAATATCATAAGTTGAAGAACAAGTATCAGCTTATGTGGGATCAAACTGACTGTGCGCCTTATCTCAAGACGGCTGCGGTTCTAGCAGCGTATGTTGATCAGTCAATCTCTACTAACACGTTCTATAATCCAGCACACTTCCCTGATCGCAAGGTGCCAACGACATTGATTGCTAAGAATCTAATGCAGGCACAGCTTTGGGGAATCAAGACCTTCTACTACTCTCTTATCAATAAGCAGGGTTCAAAGGAACTAGAAGACGAGGCACCTCTTATGCCTATTGACTTTTTTGAAGATGACGCTGACTGCGAATCTTGTAAGCTATAAAGAACGGAACAGACACAATGAGTAAAGCACAATACAACCTAACCACTAAGACTGACTACCTTCAGCGCAAGATGTTTCTTGATCCTGCGGGTCCTGTAACGGTACAGCGATTTGAAGAAGTCAAGTATCAGAAGCTACAGAAGATTGAACAGACTGCTCGTGGATTCTTTTGGGTGCCAGAAGAAATCTCATTGACTAAAGATGCTAATGATATGAAAGAAGCGACTGATACTATCGCTCACATTTTCACTAGCAATCTACTGAGACAGACTGCTTTGGATAGTATTCAAGGCAGAGGACCTACTCAAGTTTTCACTCCAGTGTGTTCTATTCCTGAATTAGAAGCACTGATGTACAACTGGGGGTTCTTTGAAACAAACATTCATTCACGCTCTTACTCACACATCATTCGTAACATCTATAACGTTCCGAAAGAAGTATTCAATACGATTCATGATACACAAGAAATCATTAGTATGGCTGCGAGTATCGGTAAGTACTACGATGACCTACACGAGCTAAACTGTATCAAAGAAATCAACAATTATGTAGATGAGCAGAAGCATATCAATGCTATCTGGCTAGCACTTCATGCTTCTTATGCGCTTGAAGCATTCCGCTTCATGGTATCCTTTGCGACTTCTCTTGCAATGGTAGAGAACAAGATTTTCATGGGCAACGGTAACATCATCAGCTTGATTCTGCAAGACGAACTTTTGCACAAAGAATGGACTGCTTGGATGATTAATCAAGTTATCAAGGAAGATCCTCGCTTTGCACAAGCAAAGATTGATTGCGAAGTAGAAGTACGTCAGATTTACGAAGATGTTATTCGTGAAGAAAAGGAATGGGCTGAATATCTTTTCAAGAAGGGTCCAGTGATTGGACTAAACGCAAACATCCTAAAAGACTTTGTGGACTATACTGCTGTAGGTTCTCTAAAAGATATCGGTATGAAGTACTGGAACCCTGCTCCAAAGAATACTCCTATTCCGTGGTTCAACAAGCACACTGATACGAGTAAAAAGCAGACTGCACTACAAGAATCAGAATCAACTAACTATGTTATTGGAGTCATGAGCGATGTTCTTGACTACGACGAACTACCAAACTTATAAGGAGAAAAAAATGAAGGCAATTATTTGGTCAAAGGACGCCTGTCCCTACTGTGTACAGGCTAAGACACTTCTATCACAGAAGGGTATTGAGTTTGAAGAACGTAAGATTGGTGAAGGATACACCAAAGAAGATTTACTAGAAGCAGTACCAAACGCCCGCACTGTACCGCAGATTTTCCTTAATGGGGAACTCGTCGGTGGATTCACTGAACTCAGAGCTAAATTTTTAGCTGAAGCAGCATAAAGGATAATACATTGGACTTAAAAATTAATGAAGTTTATACACTCAAGTTGAACTCGGGTGAAGAATTAGTGTCAAAGATCACTAGCGTAAGCGACACTGATGTAGGATTGCATGACCCTCTTTCAGTTGCCCCGGGACCTCAGGGTGTAGGACTCATTCCTAGTCTATTCACCGCAGATCCGAAGGGTGACACTAGACTAAATAAGAATAGCATTGCGATCTATGCGTTGGCTGATGCATCTATCAAGTCAAAGTATATTGAAGCAACTACTGGAATCAAGATTCCAGACAAGAAATTGATTATGGGATAAGATGGCACAACTTAGTAGAAAAGGCGACCAGAACGATGCAGGCGGTAAAATTGTTAGAGGGGCAGGTACTGTCTTTGCTAACGGTATTGCTGTTGGCTTGCATGTGAGTGATATCACTCCTCACCCTAAAGGAGACAAACACAAATCAGCAAAGACTACTGAAGGTAGTCCAACTGTGTTTGCTGAGGGGGTCGCCGTTCTACGAGTTGGGTCAGGCAATGATTGCGGACACAAGATCAACCAGGGTAGTCCTGATGTGTTTGTACCATAAGGAAACACTGTGGCAGATTCAGGTAAACAAAGTCCGTTAGGCGTCAATCTATTAGGCTCTGCCTTACAGAATACCGGATTAGGTATTAACACTATCGTTGCAGGTTATTTAGGTTCTAGTAAAAATAATGCAACATATACGTTTGGATCAATAGTTAAAAATAGCTCATTACGATTGCTTACGTGGGCAATCAGTGATGGATATCGCAGAGGACCGGGTAATAGTAACGCTACTCTGAGTGATGCAACATACAACAATTTGATTTCAATTGGTGCAGGTGTTCTTCCTGCATTAGGCAATGCAGTATCTCCTAAGTATGTAGTAACAGACTCCGGTAATGTTTGGACTACGAATGCGTTAACATACGCTGCTCAACAAAGTGTTGTTCCTGCATTACCGGGTCCTGCTAATAGCGGCTATGGTATCACGGGCAATACAGACACAGGGCAACAAGCAACATGGTATCCGTATGATACTACAAACCCTAACAAAGCAGTGACACAGTGGGGTTTTTTAAGACTCTTTGCATTACAAGCATGGAACGAGTTTAATTGGAACGCCGCTGATCCACTTCAAACAACTCCGCAATATAAAGATTTCCTGTCATCGTTCATGTCGTTCAATGCATTCATGAACTATTCTAATCAAGCAATCTATTCAATTAGCAACTCTAATATGTTCATGCAGGGCGTATACAGCAACATGAACGATCTAATCAGCGGTGATATCTCCGGTGTATCGTTATCTGCTGTTGACTTTGGTACTGATTTAGAGAATCTAGGAAAAGCACTTGATCTAAAGCATATTGCAACATTTGGTATGCCATCTACCTTGTTAGCTACTATCGGTAAAAACGGTGCAATGACACAAGACTTAGGTCTTGCATTGTTAGCATCAGGTCTGTCTAACACCGATATAGCAAACATCACCGGTGGTATTTTACCTAATGCGAATGTAACTATTGAACAACAAATTTATGGTGCCTTTCTAATCATTACAGGTGAAAATCTAACACATGTTCTTGCACCACTGCAATGTAAGACACAAGGATTAGATACTCTTGCTGATCTTCTTAACGTAAAAAAGATGTTCCCGTTAAGCTATGCTTCGTTGACTGTTCCTGTGTACAACGGAACTACAGGATTGCCTACTAATAGCAAGACATATTATCCTATATATTCAAACGGTGGTATCAATCTCAACATTGATAGTCCTGCTATCAAAGATTATGTAGGGACTATTGTTCCTTCTGGAACCCCGCCAATCTTTGACAATACAACACATCCTGCAAACTATCAAGATTTACCAAAAGGCTTTGGTTCATACTTAGATGGTATCATTCCAGCAGATCAAGCATTAGCCGCCGGTGCATTCTCGTACTCAATGCGTCAAATCAAGAACATTGATACTGTAAACTTTGAAAAGTTTTCTAAGGTTGCTAAGGGTATAGAGAATACTGCTGATCTTCCTCTCATTTCAGGCACAAATAAACCTACCAATCAGCAAGCAACTAATGATAGTATGGGAATCTGTTCATTAGGGTCAGGACCAGCCGGTTCATATACCATGAGTGACTTTTTTGGTTCTATGTCGGGTCTTCCCTATCCTTGGAAGCTAGTCAATGAACGAATCACTCAGTTGGATAACAGAACTCTGTATAACATCTATCAGCAGCTTTTCTTAGCTGTTACATGGGAACCAGCAACTGTTAGCGTTCAGTATTCAACCGGTCCCGGCCCAACCTATACTGTAACAGGATTGACCATCACTAATCCAGGTGGAGGGTATGGTAGAGGTGGTGCAGTAGCACCAATTATTACGATCAACGGCGGCAGTGGTGCAACAGCGACTTGCACGATTGGGAATGACGACACTAATATCGGTTCAGTAGATACAGGAACGTTTGGTCGTGTTACAACAGTAACATTAAATTCTGCTGGTAGTGCATCAGGTACGATTCCTACAGCAACAATTGAATGCCCACCGACATCAGCATCCGGCGGCACGAATACTGCTACGGGAACAGTAGGCTGGCCAAGTCCAATGAATTCCGTTGTTCAAGGATACATTGATCAAGCTAATGCACAAATCACTAGCATTGCGTCTTCTAATGCGAAAGCAGCACAATACTTAAATGAATACTGGAATATTTTAGGTGATCAGCTAGCCCGAGAACAACGTGCAAGATATACAGGTTCTCCTCCAGTAAGCGTTCCTGTTGACTTGTTTACAAACCCGTATCCAGTAAGCATCTATACGTTTATTGATTCAATGACTACATTATCACAAGATACAAAACCTCACGGTGTTGTACAAACTATTGAAGCACTCGCTGATATGAACTCTGTTGGTGGACAGAGTGCAATTGGCATGATGCGTCAAGAACGTAATCAAGCAAGATTACAGAAATTAGGCATTGACCCTGATAATAATATCGCTGATAGTCCTGCTCCTTCCCTAGTGAAGACACTAACTACTAATGGTACCGCACCTGGAGCACTACATGGTATTGCAAGTCCAAACGGAAACATTTATACGATTCCTGCATGGCCGTCTAATACACAAGATGGACAAACACTTACTCCTGTTCCTGCAGGAATATATGTATCACCGGACACTGGTAATTTAGTGCCAGGGTTCCAGCAGACCGCAGGATATAATGACGGTGACCTTACGTCTATTCTAGACGGCAATCCAAACCCTGTAGTCAATCCTCTCGTTCCTGCTGGCCCTGTGATTTCCCCGATCAGTCGTACAGATAGTGTCGTGATTATCGCTCCTCCTCCGGAGTATAATCCAGCTAATCTTCCTCCGAACCTAGATCCAAACTACATGAACAGTACGGTTCTGCCATCAACCCTGAGCGTACAACATGCAATTGACCATGTGATTGCTTGTAACTGTGATTGCTGGGTACATTAAAAACTTTTTGGTAATTTTTTGGTTGACAACAGGTAATCCTTTTGCTATATTGAGAACATAGACAGCAAGAGAGAAAACACGATGTGGACGATTGCTAAGGTTCTTGACGGTTTCGCTGATCTCCCTAACGAACGTTTTCATACTTTTGCTGTGAAGTATGACGGTGAGGTCGTTGGCAAGCTGAAGTTTGATCGCGGTCGCTGGAAGTCGGCAGGTGGTCCCGCTTGGCAAGGTACTCTGTTCAAGACTATGCTGCATGGTCAGGATTACGGATCCGGATGTGCAGGCATCTCGTACTACCATAAGGATAAGCGCAAGGTTCTTGAGTGGTTCAAGACTGGTGAATGTGCATGATCAAAGCATGGCTTCTTATTTTTATTTTTAACGTAAAGACCGGAGATTTCCTTGTCAAACGGGAACTCCCGCTATCTTCTATGAAGTTGTGTCAACAGCTTCAAGAGACAATTAAATCTGATCGGGCTAAACAACTCAATCTTACTGAAAGATATGAGATGGTTTGTGTGTCGGGCGACCATTATTCAGGTCGTAAGTTTGATACCGATACCCCTTTGGATTTAGATCATTAAAAGGAATATTATTAGATGTTCAATAGACTGAATTCGTTTTTTGTCTGGGCGTTGGTAACAGGATGGGGCAGGATTGCTCTGTTCTATATGTTCATTGCTTTAGTTTGGTTAATGAAAATGTACTGATATTTAGGTGATAAATACATATCACAAAGGAGTGATATGTATGAATAAATTTTTATCAGCAGTATTGTTGCTGCTAGCCAGTCTTGTTTCAACACCGAGTTATGCTGAAGGGTCTTACACACCAAGAGAACCTCTTCCAGTAAGTCAGTGTGCTGTTCATGCACCGTTCGGTGTTCCTCAAAGCACACTTAAGTTGCAACTTATTTGTCGTCAAGCATATCTAGTAGGATATGATGCAGCTAATAAGGTACCTGAGTATGTAGAATGGACACTCACTCCCCAAGCTGCACTTGGATGCGTGGTTCGTTCTAATGCATTCACTGCTGACCCGAGTGTTTCAGGGGGCGCAACGCCTAGTGATTATGCGGGTACAGGATATGATAAGGGCCACATGGCACCAGACGGAGATCAGAGTTGGAGCCAACAGGTAGAATGGGAGTCATTCTTAATGACCAACATGACACCTCAGGCCCCAGCTCTTAATCGGGGAATTTGGAAGCTATTGGAAACTTCGTTTCGTGGATGGGCCGTTCAAAACAATAGACCCTTTACAGCAATATCCGGGGCAGTATATAGCACTGGAGATAAGACTATCGGAAAAGGTGTCATTGTCCCTCATGCGTTCTTCAAAGTGGTCATTGATGATCAAACGGGTCTGGTAGCAGGATGGTGGTTCCCGCACAAGGAACCATACGCTAATATGGGAACTGACTTAACTAAGTATCGTGTATCTATTGCAGCAATTGAAAAAGAATCAGGAATCACCATTCCTCTTCCTAAGAATGCACAAGAGCTAGCTGTTGGTAAAGAATGGCCAGTTGATTTTGGGGCATTGACTAATGCTAAGAGAGCGAAGTGCGGTAAGGGCGCATCAGCCGAAGATTGATAACTGAAAAGGGTATTCGGTGGCTATCTTTTACTTCTGTCTTGCAGTAGTATCTTTGGTAGCTACCGGACTTTTTACAATTGCCGCAGCTTATAACTTTTTGTTTTGGTTAATAACAAGCGGACACAACAATGAAGATCTCGACCAGCCCTGAAAGAAATACTTTTCAACGAGACAACTATATTAAGCGCCTAGCCGAAGAAGGGCGCACACCGGAAAACGATGAGGATGTCAGAGCTATGGTAGAATATTATGATAGTTGGACTGTCAAAGAAGAAGAACAAGAAGTAGATCCGGAATGGCAAAAAGATAATCTAGAATATGATTTGCGTAGCACTGGTTGGATTCTAGATAAAGTTCGCAGCGATGAAACTTATGCACAGAACTTGTACGCGGCAATGTGCAACCGTGATTTCATCAAAAATGATGTATGGCCTATACTTTCTGAAAAGAAGTGGAGCTGCTCGTGGAGATATGCAGGTGGTATTATCGCTCATATGCGAGAAGAGGGCGATTACATTGATTGGTACTGTTCTGGAATCAGTCATAGTGATTCTCCTGATAATGGATTTGTCGCAGAATCTGTAGTTACAGATGAGATAAAAGCTGACCTATTAAAGCTAGGTTGGATAATAGTAGAGGATGATCATGAATCTTAATAATCTAGGTACAGGAAAACGACTCATACAGCATGTTCTTTCTAACAAGAATGTGAAGAACTGGTCAAGAGTTCAACAGCAGAAGCTAGCTGAACAGACAAAGAATCCCCTCAATCCAGAGTTTGTAAAGAAAAATGAGCGACCCTGATAGCAAAGCTAAGAAGTCTAAGCGTTTACAGAAGACACATAACGCAATCGCAAAGCAGTTGAAGATTGCTAAAACTGTATTCCCACACGATCACAACGTCGTAGAACAACCGCATAGGCTTGCAAAGCATCACGCGCTAGATTGCGGCAAGCCTGAATGTCTCGTATGTCATTCAGAGAAAGTCTTTCACAAGCCTACTTTTCAAGAGCGCAAAGCGAACGAAAAGTTCAAGAAAGATACCCAAAATAATTGACTGAAATCTGCATAAAAGTTAATATACAGACTGTTAAAGAGTTAATGCGCCCGTAGCTCAGTTGGTTAGAGCAGGGGACTCTAAATCTCCGGGTCGTGGGTTCGAGCCCCACCAGGCGCGCCAAATTTATATGGAGAAACTATGATTGATGAATCGCAATTACCTAATGTCGTTCCTGCTGTAGTCTTTAAGACTCGTGTGCGTGACGATTCTATTGAAGGACCGAACCCGTATCGCTGGCAGGATGTAACGTCTTATGACTATTTTGCCGGTAAGCGTGTGATTCTGTTCTCACTTCCAGGAGCTTTTACTCCGACTTGTTCAACTTATCAGCTTCCAGGTTTTGAGCAGAACTACGAGCATTTCAAAGCTCTTGGTATTGATGACATTTACTGCTTGTCTGTAAATGACTCGTTTGTTATGAACAAGTGGGCCGCAGATCAGAACTTGCAGAACGTCAAGGTCATTCCTGACGGTTCTGGACTGTTCACTGCTAATATGAACATGCTTGTTCAGAAGGACAATCTAGGCTTTGGTGTTCGCTCTTGGCGTTATGCTGCTATCGTTGATAACGGCAAGATTGAGAAGTGGTTCATTGAGCCAGGCATTGAACATAATTGTGCCACTGATCCTTACGGTGAGACTTCACCTGAGAACATTCT